TTTTCGCGATTGAGTTGGTCGCGCTTTCATGCTCCTTCCGCGTGCAGCTTTTTGGCGCTTCGCCTAAGCCCTTGTTTGCCCCCAACTTTCCGTGAAGAACCAGCAAAGTTCTCCTTCGCTCCACCGTTCAGAGGCGCTGCCCTTTATCCCAGCGTGATGCTGACCGCGCCATCCGGGCTGACATTCAGTTTCATGCACAGCAAGTATCGCTTGTAAAACGCTTCCTTCTCCTTGTCCGTCATCATAATCCACGAGTTTTGCAGCGCCGTCTCCATCATCTCGCGAACGTTGAATGGTTTCATGCTTTCTCCCGCCAGCTGCTGATTGATTTGCTCCTGAATCGCATTGATCAGCGTACTGGTTTTGATGTTGTACGACGCCGCCGTGCAGAAGTCGTCAATGAAGCAGAACGGGATTTCATGCCGCGCCAAGGTGTCCATGATGGCCATGCCCGTTTTTCCCTTCTCCAGCATAACAAGGAAGCGGACACTGTCCAGCTGGCGAATCATCGCCCAGTAGTCGCTGTCCGACGAAACAAGGATGACCGCATCCACGCCGGAGGTATACACTTCGCGGCTTGTCCGCACCGCCAGCGCCATATCACACTGCGATTTGTTCTGGTTCAGCCGCTCGACCTTAATATGTTCCAGCTCAAGGTTCGCTTTTTCATCCACCGCCGTAGAGAGCGTGCGGTCAACCAGCGTTTTCCATTGTGCCGTTGTATACTCGCTGTCAAACAGAATCACCTTGGATATTTTGCCCAGCTGCTCGGTCGGGAGGCTGCTCAGCGCCGCCGCGAGCTTCACGGCATCCGAATTTTCGCAGTCCACCGCAATCAGGCATTTTTTGCACTGCCCCAGCAGCCTGCCCAGATTGCGCATCGTGTGGTTGCCCGCATCACGCACCAGCGACAGGTTTTCAAAGCGGTCTTCGTGGCGTTCATAGAGAATCGTTACGAATTTTTCATCATTATAGAGGATATTGCCCTTGCTCTCCGGGCTCGTGGAAACGGCATCCCAGTTAATCCAGCAATGGAACGGGTAGCGGCGGGTATCGCTTTTATAGTATTCCCCTGCTTTTTTAATGCCCTCTTTCTTCGTCCCGTTCGGCATCAGGAAAATGGGTTTCACATAGTCCCACTTCACCCATTCCGGGAAAAAGCGCGCCACCTGATTGATTCGGTTGCTGATTTCACAATTGATGCTGATAATGTATTCGTCAATATCCGGCTTTGCTTTGTAAATTCTGACGCCGTCCTGTTCCAGCTGCGCCACCGCTTCTGATGGAATGAGGTTCGGCACGCTGCCGATATTGCGGAAGCTCATGCGAAATTCACTCACAATGGCTGGATAATTGCGTTCCATCGCCGTGCGAATGCGGCACAGATTGCGGATAATGCGCGCCTCTTTGTGCGCATCCAGCTCTTCGTAACTTTTCAGCAGAAACGGCCTTGCATTTTCTTCGCCAAAGTTTTCTTTGTCGATGCCAATAAGGTATGCCATCGGCGACACCAGCGTGTACGTTGAATTCTGGAACTCATTGTAGATGATTTTCTTGTCAAGCGGCGATAGCTTTTGCTGATTTTCCGGATTCTCATCGTCTATTTCAAGTGCTTGAACGAGTTTTGATAAATCAGCAAGATTATTGGAGGTGATTGTTTTACGCGCTTTCGGCTGGGTTTTCGTTTTCTTTGCCATGTGGAAGACTCCTTTTCTGTATTTTTTTGTTCATTTCCATCATACCATTTTGGCGGCGGCATTGCAAGGGCAGCAGCGCACAAATATATTCCTGCTTTGCGCATTGTTTTTCCCGGAAGTGCTTGACAACAAGTGCTCGATAGTTTTATTTTTCTTGACAACAGATTATTATGATGCTATACTATTATTAACATTAGATACACACAAATTGATTATATCGGGAGGGTTTTCTGTATGGAATACGTCACCCACCTCCGCGAGGACGGCAGCTATCAGCCACTCAACAATGCAGTGGGATGATGTGGTCAAGAAGGCGGCTTCCGCGAAGAAAAAAGGTGCGTGGCATGTAGATATGGTCAATATCTTGTGGATAAAAAGAAAAAACCATCTACATTTTGCAATGCAGATGGTAAAAAGTGTCGAAGTGGCGGGATTCGAACCCGCGGCCTTTTGGTCCCGAAGCGCCGTTGGACAGGGCGATTGCATTGATTATCTTTCATTTTGGCTTCAAACTGCGTGATTTCATCATTTTCTGACGCGGAAATTCAATATTTCTTGGCTTCATTCGATGTTTTGGGGACAGGTGTCCCCAATGATTGTCCCCAGCCAGTTTGGTTAGGGCTATTTTTTTGCGCCTGTATCGGCTGTGCCATCGGCGGATGCAGCGGTGGGCTGCGCGGCGGGGGCGTTCACTGCATCCGGAGCGGTGGCGGCATCGAGGTAGTGTTGCATGGCAGCGGCGCTGGCGGCATCACGGCTGTTGATGGCGTGGGCATAGAAACGGTACGTCACTTCAGGAGAAGAGTGACCGAGGCGGTGCGCGACGGCGACGGCATCCATGTTGTTTGCGAAGAGCAGCGTGGCATGGCTATGGCGCAAGTCGTGGAAGCGGATGCCCTCGAAGCCGTGCTTATCGGCGAACTTGCGGAACTGCTTGGAGGGCGTGTCGTGGTGCTGCGGTGTGCCATCCCAGCCGCAGACGATGCGGCCCTGTCCGCGCCAGCGGTCGCCCAGCTTGGCGGCAATGTCGTCCTGATAGGCTTTTGTCTCTTGGAGCAGGGTCATCATGCCTGCGGGCAGGTCGATGGTGCGGCTGCCTTCTTCAGTTTTCGGGTCGGAGGTGTAATTGCCCAGCTCCGGCACATAGTTCAGGCCTCGGCTGATGTCGATGGTGCAGCGCTTCCAGTCTACATCATCCCAGCACAATGCGCCGACCTCGCCAAGCCGAAGTCCGCACGTCAGCGCAAGCATCACTGCTGCGCGGAAGGACAGCGAATCTTCCTTTGCCAGGCATCGGAGAAGCTCGACGGCACGTTCATCGTCCAGCACTTTCAGCTTCTTTCGACGTGCGGTCGGGCGCTTCACATCCTTGAATGGATTCTCCGGGATGAGCTTCCACGAAACGCCCATGTCAAACATGCCACTGATGGTCGTGAAGTGATGCTGGACGGTTCGGGCGCTCAGGGGCTCCGGCGGCTGCGGCTGACGCTGGCGGTCTGCTTTGCGCTTCCGCTGTTCCGGGTCGATGGCGGTCGTGCGCCGCGGCGCTTGCCGCAGGCTGGCAATTAGCTGCTGCGCGTCGAAAGCGGTCAAGCTGGTGATTTGCCGATTGCCGATCAGCGGCAGGACGCGCGTCTCCATGAGCGAGCGATACGTCTTTGCGGTCGTGGGTGCAAGGTTGGGGATGCAGTAGATTTCCATCCACCGGTCATAGAGTTCCTGCACGGTTATCTTCCAGCGCTCGCTGCCCTTCCCTGCGCCGAGCTTCGCGGCATCCTCCGGCGTGATGTGGTACTTCTCAATCAGCGCCAGCACGTCTGCTTGGGAGGGTGCGGTCATGGTCTGCCGTCCGTCGGCTTCCTGCACAATCAGCCGTGCCAGCTCCACCTCGCACGCTTTGCGCTGCTCTGCTTCGGGCATGTCTGCCGGGAACGAGAGCGTCTTGCGTACCCAGCCACGTCCGTCTGCGACCGAGCGCCGAAACCCGACGCGCCATGTGTTTTCACCGCGCTTTTCAATTGACCCCATGCTGCTCATCCTCTCTGGAAAAGATATAGAGGGGGTAGGTGTGTGTTTTCTGCGTTACTTGTGTAACGGCGGTAACGCTTCTTATATTAAGTCGGTCAAAAAACGGACGTGTAACATGCGCCTGATTTGCGTTACACGCCCGGTCTTTTTGTGTTACGGTGGGGTTATTTCGCGGTGATGCTCCACGCGACACCCTTGTCACAGACGACTTCCCAGATGTAGCAGACAACATCATCCGAAGGGCTTATGATTGCTTGCTTCGTTATTTCCTCACCTTCTTCGAGGTTGTCCGAAGCTGTGTAATCGACATGGGACAGTTTCCCACGCGAATTGATGCTGTAAAGGTTGATGCCATAGTAGCCTGTTTCCATGTTATGACGTGCCGCAGTGACCGTTACGACCGTCGGCTTGTCGCAGGTGAAGCAGCTCACTGCGCAAGAATCGCCGCTCAGTTCAAGCGTTCCGTTATAATCAAGCGGACGATATTCGATTGTCCAGCCGGGTTCAATCTCAACGGAAACATAATCAAACGTGTGCGCTTCTGAAAATTGAAGCAGTTCCACTTCGGAACGGTAGAGATAAACCTTATCCGTCTTTCCGTTGCTGGATTCAATGATTTGCAGTTTATAGAAATAGTCGTTTTTGTCCAGCGTCACCCAGCGACACCAGACCCCGGCATCCAGCGTAAAGGAATCAAGAATTTCCATGCCTTCGCCTGAAAAAGAAACTGCTTCTGCGCTTGGGTTGGAGATTGTACTTTTGCGAAGCTGATTGCTGATTTGCGTCCGCGCATTGAGCAGCGCATCCGTGCTGGCCTCCTGCCAGCCATCCGACAGCACGCCTTCCGCCATTGCTGCACCCGGCAGCAGGAAGCAGGCAGTCAAAACCGAAGCAATCCATCGTTTCATGTGGGTAAACCTCCTATCATTTGATTAGCATTAGGTACGCTCCAGTGATAACTGACACTTCCAGCACACTTTGAATTAGTGCATTGCTTGTATCAAGAATTTCAGCTTCACTTGCACCGCTGAACGCTTTCAGCATCTCCGTCAATTTAAGGATGACATCACGCGAAAAAGCGAGTGTCTGCGTACCTGCAGGACTGCCTTCGTCTGTGTACATCGTAATGGCGTTCATTAGCGCCAGAATGTCCTCAGGGGTAATCGGCACAGCCCCCGCAGATTCTGTTTGCTGTGCTGCGCGATTCATTTCGTTCATCAGCGCGTCAGTATTCTGCTTCCGTGTACTTGTTAAGCCGAGCAGGTAGTCTGTTGAAACATCGAAGTAATTGGCAATCTGCACGAGTACATCAAAGGGAGGCTCACGCCCGTTTTCGTAGGCTGATGCCATCCCCTGCGAAAAGTGCAATGCCTCAGCCAGTTCCGACTGCTTCATGCCCTTCTCCATCCTCAACGTGCGCAAGCGCTTGGAGAACAAGTCCATTGTTTTTCCCTCCATCATTGAATATTGTAATGCGTTATCGAATATCTGTCAATTTCGTTTGCGTTTTTGCATTTTCGTGATTTTTTGTATTGACAAATTAGGCTTTGCGATATACAATTCTATCGTATCAGCAAAACGCAAATAAGAAAATGGCTGATTCACCCGGAAATTGCGACAGCATTCCGCCAAGAATGGCGGGAAACGGAGGGAACATGACCAAGAAACAGACGATTTACTACACGGCGCGCATGGAGGCGGCACGGAAAAACCGCATTTTTGCCAGCCGCGAGCGCGCTGCCGACCTGATTCACGTCAGTGCAGAGGCGCTGATGGACTACGAAACCGGGCTGACTGTGCCGCCGTGCGACGTTGTTGCGTGTATGTGCCGTATATACGCTCTTCCTGACCTGCGCAATGCGCATATGCGCACCATCTGCCCGCTGATGTTAGAAGGAATCGCGGAACGCAGTGAGCTTTGCGCAGCTGCGCTCGGTTGGGCGGTACAGCTGCACGATGCGGACAGCGCGGTACAGCGCTTTGTGTCGCTTGCACTGGACGGGCGCATCCGACCGGACGAAGTGGAGGAGGCACTGCATGTACGGCGGAAGGCCGTGGAGCTGACAAAGCTGATGCAGGAGACAATCACGGCGATTGATGCGGCAATGGGAGGGCAGAGAGAATGAAGATGATGACGTGCCGAGAAGCAAGCCAGGCAATGTTGGCGGAACATGCGCTGCGCATCACGGCAGCGCGGATCCGCCAGGGCTGCACAAGCGGGAAATATCCATATATGCTGGTAGGCAACCGTGTGATGGTCGATTTCGACGCGATTTGTCCACTGCTGATGACAGAGTATGCCGACAAGGGGCTGAGCACATCGGATCTTGCCCAGCGAATCGGGCTGAGCGAAAGCGCCATCCGCCGCGCGGTCGCCGATGGGTGGCTGCCCTGCGAAAAGGGCGGACGTTCCATGCGGTTCGATCTGACGGAAGTTCAAAGTGCCATCAAAAAGCGGATGAACGACAAATACGAACGCTGAGGAGGGGGCGCGGATGAACCTGAAAGAGGTGCTTGAACACTTCGAGGTGAAGAGCGGGCCGAACGGCGAAAGTGGGTACTATGAATGCTTCTGCCCAGCGCACAAGGACACGCATCCCAGCTTGCTCATTAAGGCGGGTGAAAGTGGCGTACAGGTCAAATGCCAGCGGAACTGCCGGACAGAGGATGTTCTGGCGGCGGTCGGTCTGAAAATGAGTGACCTGTTCTACGAACCGCGCAAGGGTGTGACGAAACCGACTGCACCGAAGATTTTTTCGCCAAAGCCTGCCGAACTTCCGAAAGCGAAAAAGCCGGAAGAAGCGGTCAAGCGCGTTCTGGATCGGGTCTACACCTACACGGATGAACAGGGAAAAACCGTCTTTGAGGTCGTCCGCTACAAGCCGAAGGACTTCCGGCAGCGTGTGCCGGACGCAAGTCAGCGCGGCGGGTATCGGTGGAGCATCAAGGGTGTGCGCCCGGTGATTTACAATCTGCCGCACGTTCTTGCCGCTATTGCCGCCGGTGAAGCCATCTTCGTCGTCGAGGGCGAGAAGGACGCGGACAATCTGGCGCTCATCGGGCTGACCGGCACGACCTGCGCAATGGGCGCGTGCAAGTGGCACAAGGAACACAGTGAGTTTCTGCGCGGCGCGGACGTGTACATCATCCCGGACAACGATGAACCCGGCGAACAGCACGCGCAGAAGGTGGCACAGCAGTTGTTCGGCATTGCGCGGAGTATCCGCATCCTGCATATCAAGAATGTTTGCCCGGAACTGCCAGCAAAGGGCGATGTCAGCGACATGATGCAGCTGATTGGCAAGTCGGAAACGCGCCGATTGCTTGACAAACTCATGGCGGAAACGCCGGAGGAAACCGCGCCGGAGGTCAGCCAGTATGAACGGGCAGTTGAACTCTACGACGATGTGCCAGGGTACTGCATCATCGACGGCGGCATCTGCGCAATGGGCAAGGAAAGCGTGCGCAAGCTGTCCACCTTCGTCGCGCTGCCGACGAACATCATCACGAAAGACGACGGCGTGAACATCGAAAAGTACTTCGGCATCAGCGGATGGACAAAAACGGGTCATCCCCTGCCGCCTGTGACTGTTCGGGCAGAAGAGTTCAGCAGCATGGGTTGGGTGCTGAAGAACTGGGACTTCGCGGCGAACGTCATGCCGGGAAACACCATCAAAGAACAGCTGCGCTATGTGATGACCGAAGTCGGCAACCAGAGTGCGGTGCGCGAAACGGTATACACGCACGTCGGTTGGCGGAAAATCGGCGGGAAATGGGCGTATCTGCATCCCGGAGGCGCAATCGGTGCGGAGGGGGTACGCGTGGAGCTGGAAAGTGCGCTGTCACGCTACTCGTTCGACAACGATTTGCCGGATGACCGAATCGTGACGATGGCGCTGGCGCACAACTTTCGCGAGGCAATGGCGCTGCACGTTTCCGTTCCGCTGATGGGCATTGCGTTTCTTGCGCCGCTGCGCGAATTTCTGGCGCAGGCAGGTCATACGCCGCGCTTCGCAATGTGGATTAAGGGGTCATCAGGCGTTCGGAAATCAACGGCTACCGCGCTGACGCTATCATTCTTCGGGCAGTTCGGCTATTCCGACCCGCTGCCCGCGTCCTTCCACGACACAAGCAACAGCATCCGCCGGAAAGCATTTGTCCTCAAAGACAGCTTGCTATGTGTGGATGACTATCATCCGGAAACGTCGATGCAGGAGCGGCGCAAGATGGAAAGCCTTGTGCAGTCGCTTTCGCGCGCATACGGCAACGGCGACGACCGCGGGCGCATGACCGCCGAGCGCAAGCTGGAGGACAGCACACCGTCGCGCGGGCTTGCCATCATGTCCGGCGAGCAGACACCGGACATTGGGCCGAGCGGCGTGGCGCGCTACTACATCATCAGCGTCGAAAAAGATGATATTGCCATTACGCCGGAATTGGAGGTGATGCAAGACTTGGCGAAAAGAGGATATTTGCGCAAGGCGATGAGCGAATACATTGAGTGGCTCAGCCGACGCGCTGACCACTTGGCATCTGAACTGCCGGAAGCCTATGTGCGGCTTCGTGCGCAGGCAATGAAGGCAAGCACTGGTGCACACGGACGCTCGGCAGAAGCGGTTGCGCATGTGATGCTGGGCTATGAGATGATGCTGCGGTACATGGTGGACATTGGCGCGGCACTGCCCGAACAGGTAGAAGATGAGATTCGGCAAGCGTGGGATGTCGTGATGGACAACAGCCGTCGTCAGACAGAGGAAGCGAAAGAGGACAGACCGGTCGCGATGTTCCTGTCTGCTGTGCTGGAACTGCTGGCGAGCAAGCAAGCGACGGTACGCGATTTAACGATGACGGACAGCGGCGCAACGCCGCCCAGCACCATCGGCTACTGCGACGCGCAATACTACTACCTGCTGCCGGATGTTGCGTATAGCCGCGTCGCGCGCCTGTACAGCGACCAGGGCGTGACGTTCCCTCTCGGCAAGCGCGCGCTGTTCAAGCAGCTGAAAGACGAGAGCATTCTGATGTGCGACAGCGCAACGAACAAGACGACGAAACCCAAGCGGATTGGCTCGAACGTGCTGCGGCTGCTCTGGCTTGACCGTGTGCGCGTGGACAAGCTGTCTGGCAAGATGGTCAAAGCAGAAGAAGAACAGCTCATCATCGTGGAGGCACAGGATGATGCAGACAATCCATTCAAGTAAAGGGGCGGTGAAGCTATGAGCAGCGAAGAGCGGCCGAAGCTGCCGGTCGAAAGCCTTGTTGGCGCACTCAACCTCATTGAAGCAATCCTCAACGAAATGATGGATGAATACGCGGCTGCCGTTGCAAAACTGCAAAAGCGTCCGCATGACCGAGCTGCGGAAAACACCATTGATGAGGTGGAAAACTGGGTCTGCACAGAAACGTTTGTGTCGTTGACGGGCGGACTGATTGACCCAGAGGACATGCTGGACATGATGCACAGAGCCGTCGATAGCGGTCAGTACAAACGGCGCAACAATCATGCGGGGCCGAAGCCGGACGAACAGGAACTTGCAAAACGAGCACACAGGCGAGCACTTCATCAGCAGAAGATGGAGAACCCCGACTATGCTGCGTCGATGCGCGAAAAGACGCACACTTGGTATATGAATCGCAAGGCGCGAGGCAAACGATAACGTAGAGCGATGACAGGAGGATGAAATATGAGCAATGACATGATTTCCATGCAGGAAAAAGCCTTAGCCGCCGACATTCGGCATAATCTGAACGACAAACAGCAGCTTCACCTTGACCAGATTGAAATGCGCATCCGTGACCATCGGGAGCGCTTCACGCTGTCACTGCTGGAAATTGGGCGCTGTCTGAACGAAGCGAAGGAAGCAAAGCTGGTGTCGCACGGGCACTGGCAGGAGTGGGTTGCCGTGAACACAGGCTTCACGGTGCGCGCGGCCCAGCGCGTAATGCTGGCAGCGCGGGAGATTCCAAAAACGTCAACGTTGACGCTTTTGGACTTCTCCAAGATTACGCCATTGCTGGCACTGCCTGCGGAGGAACGTGAAGCCTTTGCTGCTGATGTCGATGCGCAGCGTTTGAGCGTTCGCCAGCTGGACGCGGCTGTCCGTGAGAAGCTGGCGGCGGAACAGCGAGCGAAGGAAGCAGAGCAAGCGGCGGAGGATGCGAAGCGGAGCTGTCAGCAGGCGCGGGATGCCCTGCAGCAAGCGAACGCACGCCAGCAGGCGCTGGAACGTCAGCTGGATGACCGCATCAACAATCCGGAGGTTATCGAGGTTGTGCCGGAGGATTACAAGGCGCTCAAAGAGCGTGATGCGGCGGCGGCAGCGCGAATCCGTGAGGCAGAGGACTACGCGGATGCGCAGGAAGAGCGTGTGAGAGAGCTGCAAGCCAAACTCGACGCAAGTGCGGCATCCGGCACAGCTGCGCAGGATGATGTGCGCGGCTATATCCAGATGTGTTCTGGCTTTTATGCGGAGGCGCTGCGTTATCAGAACGTTTCGGATGCGGCACTCTTTGCGGGAAAAGAACGCGCCGACCTGACCACCATGTGGCAATGGGCAGAACTGATTCGGCGGTGGGGGCAAGTCATGTGCGAACGCTTGAATCAGCCGATGCGGACGGAGGTGGATGGCGATGTGCGATAATCACGATGTCATTGTGCCGCTTGACCAATTGATAAACCTGAGCCAGAGCAATGAAGCTACTGCTCAGCAGCTGGCGGGAATGGTGCAGCAGTTGGGCGTGTACTTGGTGCAGCTGGACACGCGCCTGCGGAAGCAGGAAGAGCTGATGCAGAAGCGGCTGACCATCAGCAGCGCGCAATATCGGCAGATGCTTGCCGCGATTCGCTGCCGCGCATCTGAAATTGCCCGGAAATATCAGTTGGACAGTACGATGCTTCCATCGCTTCGCACGGCGATTCGGCAGGATACAATCGGCCGCTGGCATGTGAAAGACCTGCATGATTTGCCGGAATCCATGCTGCCGGAAGCAATTGCGGGCATCAACACTTGGGACAGTTACAGCACCATTCGGAAACTGCGACAACGATAAGGGGGAAAGCAACATGAACAAACTCATCATCATTGGCAACCTGACACGCGACCCGGTCAGCAGCACGACACAGAGCGGCATCAATGTCTGCAATTTTTCGGTTGCGGTCAACCGTGGGCGTGGCGAACATGAAACGACCGACTACTTCCGCGTAACCGTATGGCGCAATATCGCGGAAAGCTGTGCAAAGTACCTGCGGCGAGGAAGCCGCGTCTGCTGCTGGGGCGCGGTTACGGCATCAACCTATCAGGCGCAGGACGGCTCGACGCGTATCAGCATGGATCTGAATGCGGACGGCGTGGAATTCTGCGGCTCTGCTCGCCGCGAAGATGCTCCGGAACAGGATGAACTGGAATATTGACAGAGAGGAGGATGCAGCATGAAAGCTACGGATGTACTCGAACGCTGCCGTGCGGGTGCGGCGGAGGTGCAGCAACTTGACCAACGCCTGAACCGGCTGCTTGCCTGCGGTGCTGACCCGGCAACGATTGAGCGGGACGTGCTGAAATGCCGTCATGCCCTTGACAAACGCGCGCGGCGGCTGGATGCAGAAAAGCTGGCAGCTTGCCGCATTGTGGACATGCTGCCCGACCCGGAGTGCTGCATCCTCTATCGCTATTATGTCATGGGGCAGAATCAAGGCAGCATCTCGACGGCGCTGCATATCGCGGTGCGGACGTATAAGGCGCAGAAACGCAGCGGTCTGGCGCTGGTGGAACAGATGGATGACGGCAGCGTCACCGCGCTTCTGCCTGCGTGGTATCTCGAAATGGAGGGAGGTACTGGCGAATGATTGCTGTTGCGCTGCTGGCGTGCTGGTGAATCGGGAATGATGGGAGCGTCACACTTCACACAGAGGTGTGGCGCTTTTCTATTGCCATTTTTTTATGCCCCACCTATGCCCCTCTCCCTCACCCTGTCTGCACCATGTATGCCCCACCCATGCACCCTATATGCCCCATTCCCTCACCTTGAATGCACCATAGGTGCATGTGCTATGATACAGCCACGAAAAGCGACAACGTTGTCGCTTTTGGAGGTGAGGCATGGCATACCGAGGGAAGCAGTCAGATCCTTTTTATCACAGCGGCGCATGGCTGGCTGTCCGGAAGAACGCTCTGCTGCGCGACCACGAAATCTGTCAGATTTGCCTGCGTGCCTTCCAAGCCGGTCTGATGCGCAAGCCCAGACGTGCAACCATCGTGCATCACCTGATTCCGCGCACGGAACGCCCCGACTTGGAGCTTGACCTGCAAAATCTGCAATCCGTGTGTGCAATTTGTCACAATCAGGAGCATCCTGAAAAAGGTGGGGTGCATGGCGCTGACAAGCCGGGACAGACACGACCGAAAATCACCGCGCGTGTCTTGAAGATACAGGGGGAATAGCATGGACTACACGGCAGTTCCTGCGAACTTGCAGGATGAAAAGGCAAAACGGCTCTACACGGCGCTGTGCGAGGAATACTTGCGGACGCACGGCGTTGAGGAAATTCCGGACAGCAGCATGGCATTGCTGACGGACATTGCGACGATGGAGCAGATCAAGAGCAAGCTGCTCAAAGAAATCGAAAACCGCCCGATGGATCACATTCGGAACGGTCGGCAGGAGTACTGGAAGCCGAACGGTGCAATCGGCGAAGTCAACCGCCTTGTCAGCTCACAGCGGCGCAACCTTGCCGAACTGAAACTCACACCAGCCAGCAGGAAGGGCAGCATTGACGCGCCGACGGACGACGACTTCTCTGCCTACTGACAAACCCGCTCTGCCCACCGGAAGCCAGCGGCTTGAACAATATGTGCGTGATGTGCTGGATGGAAAGATTATCGCGTGCAAAAAAGTGCGAATGGCTTGTCAGCGCCATCTTGACGATTTGAAACGCAGTCAAGCGAGTGACTGGCCATATCGCTTTGATGCAGAAAGGGCAGACCGCGCAATCGGCTTCTTTGAGCGTTTCCTGCGTCCATCAAAAGGTGAAATCACGCGAATGGAGCTGATGCCGTGGCAGTGCTTCGTCGAGGGCAGCTTATACGGCTGGGTGGACAAGCAGACGGGCTTGCGGCGCTACCGCGAAGGGCTGGTGTGCGTGGGGCGCGGCAATGGCAAGTCCACCATGATGAGCGGCAATGCTGCCTACTTGTGTTCCAAGGATGGTGAGCGCGGCGCGGATGTGTATTTGCTGGCGAACAGCAAGGAACAGGCCAGCATCGTCTACCGGGAATGCGCAACGCAGATTGCTTCAAGCCCTGCGCTGTGCAAGCATTTCGAGGTGCGGCGCGACGTTATCCGCTATCCCAGTACACACAGCATGATTCAGCACCGCGCGTCGGACAGCCGCAAGCTGGACGGGCTGAATCCGCACGGCGCTGTCTTTGACGAAATCCATGCGATGCGTGATTTCAAGCTCATCAACGTCGTCAAGCGCGGCATGAACAAGCGCAGACAGCCGCTGATGATTTACATCACAACGATGGGCAGCGTACTGGACGGGCCGCTGATGTACTACTACGGACTGTTCGGGGATGCCCTGCTCGGCAGTCTGCGCCCGGATGTCGCTGACCGCATGTTTGCATTCATTTGCGAGATGGATGCAGAGGACGACATAGAGGACAGCCGTCTTTGGGTAAAAGCAAACCCGGCGATGGGCGTTCTGCTCAATCAAAGCAACTTGGAAGCGGACTGGGCGCGATGCAAACAGATACCCAGCGAACGCGCGGACTTCATCAACAAGCAGCTCAACATCTTCACGGATGCAAGCGACGCGCCATTTGTAGACTTCGATGTCGTCAAGCGGAATGAAGATTGGATTGAGATGGGGCTGCTGGAAGGGCGCGAGTGCTTCGGCGGATTCGACCTTGCAACATCCGAGGACATGACAGCTGCGGGCTTGGAGTTCCAGTTGGATGACGGCCGCTATTTCTGGCTCTGTCACGCGTGGACAACGCGCAAAAAAGTGGAACTTGACCTCGAAAAGATACCGTACCATGAATATGCGCTCAACGGCTGGCTGTCCATCGTCGATGGGGATTACGTTGCGCAGGATGAAGTCTACAAGTGGTTTGAAACGCAGGTGAAACATTACGCCATCCGCGCCATCGGTTATGACCCGGCAAACGCAACGTGGCTTGTGCGGATGCTGGAAGCCAGCGGACTGCCGTGCAAGGTTGTTCGGCAAGGCCCGCTGACGCTGAATGCGCCCATGAAAGACCTGCGCGAGGTGCTGCTGGATGGTCGGCTGGTGCATAATCGCAATGCACTGTTCCGCTGGTTCTTGCAGAACGTCAAGCTGCGAACCGGCTATGGCGATGAGGACAAAGCGAACTGGGTGCCGACAAAGCGTCAGCGATACCGCAAGATTGACGGCTTTGCCGCCCTGCTGGATGCGCACACGCTGATGCTGGGCGAAAGTCCCCTGCCGGACGGCTTCGCGCCGGAGCTGGATGTCAGCATTTACAGCCTTGATTTATAACGGAGGGTACACAATGGGAAAAAGCAAGGAAAAGAAAGCCAAGCGCCGCGCAAACGGCACACGGGACGCGCCCGATTGGAGCGTGCTGCGTACCGCAACGCGCACCCGGAGCGACTACACGCTTTCCGGCAGTGAAGCCATCTACTCGGCTGTATCGCGAATCGCGAACACGATGGCGATGCTGCCGATACACCTCTACAAGGATCATGAGATTCAGCGGGAGGACTGGCGTGAGCGCTTGATAAATTATCAGCCGAACGCCACCATGACACCATATCTGTTCCAGCAAACGATGGAGGCATTCCGGAATGTCGAGGGCAACACCTACGCGTTGATGATTCCTGATTTGACTGACCCGATGCGGCAGCGCATTGCATCCCTGGACGTTCTGGATGCTTCGCTGGTGCAGGTGGAGCGTGAAGTGGAGACGCGGGAAACGTACTACAAGTTCACGCTGGATGACGGGACACTCTGCCGGGTGCATGAATCCAACATGATTGTGCTTCGGCATATGTCCACCAACGGACGCAAGGGCATCCGCCCGATTGACGTTCTGATGGGAACATTGCAGTATTCCAACGCCATCCGCGAATACGCGGCAAATCAGCTGCAAGGGGTCAACTCAGGTGTCGTACTTAACATCCCTTCGACGAACCTCAGCCCGGAGAAACGCGACAATGCCGTCAAGCAGTTTCTTGAAGCCTACAAGAAATCAGGTGGACGCGTCATTGTGCTGGAGGGCGGCATGACTGCCACAACGCTGACGCAAAGCCCGGTGGATGCGCAGTCACTGGATGTGGAGCGCGTCACCAAAAACCGCGTGGCGACCGTGTACAACATCCCGCCGCACATGCTCGGCGACTACTCCGACAGCAGCTACTCAACAAACGAGCAGTCCACGCAGGAGTATCTGACGCTGACCATCATGCCGATTGTGGCGCAGTGGGAACAGCAGCTCAATCTGAAACTGCTGACGTGGCGCGAGCGCTGCGAAGGATACTACTTCGCATTCGACCTCGATGAGCTGCTGCGCGCCGACCAAAGCACCCAAGCGGAGGTCAACCAAAAGGGCATCCGCAATGGCTACAAGACCATCAATGAGGTTCGCAGGAAAGAAGGCAAACCACCTGTCAGCGGTGGTGACTTGCCGATGGTATCCAAAGACCTTGCGCCGCTGGAAGCTGTGCAGTCCGGCACGGCGCAGTGAAAGGAACATGCACATGCAGAAGTTTTGGAATCTCGTACTGCCGGAGGAAGCGGAAAAGCCTGCCGAGTTGTATCTGGAAGGCGAAATTGCAGCTGAATCGTGGTACGGGGATGAAGTAACGCCGAAGCAGTTCCGCGAGGAACTGGCGGCAGTCAACGGGCGTGACGTAACCGTCTGGATTAACTCCCCTGGCGGCGATGTCTTTGCCGCCAGCATCATTTATACGGCGCTGATGGAACACAAAGGCGCGGTGACGGTCAAGATTGAGGGCTTGGCGGCAAGCGCGGCATCGGTCATTGCGATGGCGGGCGACAAAGTGCTGATGGCCCCGACCGCGTTCCTGATGATTCACAATCCGTGGTCGATGGGCTATGGCGATGCAGACGAACTGCGCCACGCGGCGGCTGTGCTGGATGAGATTGCAGACGGGCTGGTGCTGGCCTACGAAATCAAGACCGGACTGCCGTACGACACCATCCGGCAGATGATGGCGGATGAAACGTGGATGTCGGCGCAGACGGCCATCGACAATGGGTTTGCGGATGCAATGCTGCTGCGCGGCGGGGAAACTGATGCGCAAAGCGCGCTGCGGAATTGCAAATTTGGCAGCATTGCCGCGTGTGCGCGAACCCTCAAACGGATTTCCGCAAAAGCGCCTGAACAGCCCGAAGCGGTGAATCAGGAAGCGCGGGATATGCTTATCAAGAAAATGCAGACCGCAAAAGCGGCACTGACCAACTACCCGACAATCAAGTAGGAGGAAGCTATGAACATCATTCAGATGAAGCAGGAAATTAAGGACATCCGCGCGGAACTTGCTGCGGAAATCGACAAGGGCATGGAGATGGCGAAGAATCGCGCCACTACGCTCGAATCCATCAAGGCGCAGAGCGACAAGGTGGACGACCTGCAAATCCGCGAAGCCCTGCTGATGCAGGCGCTGAATACGGCAGAAGGCAAGGAAAATCCGCCGCAGAGCAAGAAGCTCGGTCAGAACGGCGGCTTCCGCAGCCTCGGCGAATTTGCCAGCGCGGTGCATAATGCCTGTACGCTCAACGGCCCGGTGGACAGCCGACTGGTACGCAATGATGCGTCCGGCGCGAATGAAACGACCGGCGCGGATGGCGGCTATCTTGTGCCGCCGGACTACTCGGCGGGTGTCATCGACCTGATTCAGGAGCAGTCCATTCTGCTGCCGCAGGCGCGCCGCGTGACCATCGCCGGAAACCGCCTGATTGAGGCGTATCTGGTGGAGAGCAAGCGCGACGATGGGCATCGTCATGGTGGCGTGCTGGCTTACTGGAAGGGCGAGGCACAGCAGTACAAGTCAAGCAAGCCGACGTTCGGTGAGCGCACGACCCAGCTGGACAAGCTGACGGCCATCTGCCCCGTGACGGAAGAGCTGCTGATGGATGAACCCGCCATCGAAAGCACGCTGGACACCAAAGTAGCGCAGGAATTTGCGTGGAAGGCGGATGCTGCCATCTTCAATGGCTCTGGCAGCGGTTCGATGCCGCTTGGCATGGTCGTGCCGACGACGAACGCCGCGCTGGTCACGGTGGATAAGGAATCCGGTCAGGCGGCTGGCACGGTCAATGTGCAGAACATCCTGAAAATGTGGAATCGTATGCCTGCGCAGTGCCGTGCGAACGCGAAGTGGTACATCAATCAGGACTTGGAGCTTCAGCTGATGCAGCTGATGATGGGAACGGATACGGTGGCAACCAGCGACAGCGGCGCTGTGGCTGCCTGCCGGTGCGTATGGTAACGAGAACGGCAAGCTGCTTGGGCGCGACGTGATTCCGCTGGAACAAGCAGCGGCGGTCGGGGCGGTCGGCGACATTGCCTTCCTCGATGCGACGCAGTACCTGATTGTGGAGCGCGCTGGCATCAACAAGCAGACTTCCATGCACATGTATTTCGACACCGATGAGGTGGCGTTCAAATTTTCCTGGCGTGTTGGTGGCCGCCCGGACTGGATGACCGCGATTACCGGCGCAAACTCCACCATTGCCCGCTCGCCGTATGTTGCGCTGGCAGCGCGCGCCTGATGAGGAGGATGCAGGATGTTTGATGCGGTGGAAAGCATCGTGATGCAGGTCACGGCGGATGAGGAGAAACGTGTGGCGGTCGCTTCCCTCTCCGCCAGCTACAAGGCAGGACGGCGCGCAAGCGTCAACATGGAGCTGGCGCAGGCATACGATGCCAGTCAGCACGATGAGCTTGTGCGCAAGGCTGCGGCAGAGTTCCTGACAGAAGTGCAGAAGCGCTGTCTGTCGGCGGGGCTGCCTGTTCCCAGGGAAATGTGAGGGGGGCTGAATCATGCCAAACATCAGCGACCTGAAGCGCTATGCCGTGGTGGATTCATCGGAAGATGACTTTGTGCTGGAGAAGTGCATGGCGGCGGCAGAACGGTACTTGAGCAACGCAGGCGTACCCGTGCCGACGGAAGAAGATCCGCTGTATGATTTGTGCGTGTATCAGCTGGCTGTCCACTACTACGATAACCGTGGTGCTCTTGGTGACAAGGCGGAGCAGCTTCCCTTTGGCGTCACCAGCATCATCCACCAGCTCCGGCTCTGAGGTAATGCGGTATGTACGATAATTGCGGCGCATTGCAGGACACCATACAGATTCTCCGCGCACAGCCTGGACAGGATGCGCAGGGCAATGCAATCACCACTTGGATGCTTATCGCGGAAACGAAGGCACAGGCGCGCGACCTGTCCGGCCGAGAGTTCTTCGCGAACGCGAATCATCAGGCGGAAAATGTGATGAATTTCAAAATCCGCTGGCGCACGGGTTTGACAACCGGAATGCGCATCAGCTATGCTGGGGCACTCTACGACATTATTCAGGTCAATCATTTGAACAATCGGCGCGGCGGATATATGCTGCTTCGGGCGCGGATGATTCAGGGAGAAGGTGCGGCATATGGCAATCTTTAATGTGACGGGGCTTGATGAGGCAATCAAGCAGCTTGATTTGGCGGCGGATGCCCTCAAAGAGCGCGCGCCGGAAGCGGCAGTCGCGGGCGGAAAGGTCGCAGCGGCAGCATTCCAGCGAAGCGCGCCCGTGAGCACGGGACAGCTTGCCGCCTCGATGACCGTTGACGGCCCGCATCACACGGTGGCGGATGGCTACTACTGCGATGTCTACCCTTCCGGCAAGCGCGCCGATGGCGAACGGAACGCAACCGTCGGCTATGTGCTGGAGTACGGACGGAGCAACATGCCTGCACAACCGTGGATGCGGCCAGCAATGGAAGAAAGCGCGGATGAAATCAGCAGCGCCATTGCCGAATTCCTGACAGGAGGCGGCACATGACCATCCATGAAATGCTTAGCAATGCGCTGAAAGGGCTTGCGCCTGCGGTCGGGCGCTATCCCCTCAATGAGCGCCCGGACACCTACATTGCTTGGTTTGAGGTCAAGGCGACGCCGGAGAGCGCGAGCAACCGCTGGATTCGCGTGCGGCACATGATACAGGTTGACCTGTACAGCCGCGAGCCGCTGGACACCCTGCTGGCGGCGACGCTCTACGCACTCAAACGCGCCGGATGCGTCATCAGCGATTGGGGGCCAGAAACCTACGAAACAGAAACCCGATACAGGCATATTCAGATTACCCTGCGTCTAACAACCAATGAACAACAGGAGGTATTCACCCATGAGTGAAGCAGAAAAGACGATTGGTATCTTTACCGGCGTGCTGGATGTTTACGTCGCACGGTACGCGACGGAGGACACGACGGCGGCCGCGCCGACCTACGATCCCCCGAAGGTGCTTGGCGCGTCGATTGAAGTGACCATTACGCCGCAGTACGCGGAAGCGACGCTGGAAGCATCCAACCGTGTTGTGCGGCGCTCCAAGCGCATCAAGGCTTACAGCATCAAGGCGAACGTTGATACCGTGTCGCCGGAAATGAAGGACTACGTTCTCGGCCGCAAAAAGGACAAGAACGGTGTCACCATCCTTGACGGATCGACGGATGCACCGAGCGTCGCGATTGGGCTTTGCCGGACGAAGGACACAGGTGCGAAGGAACTCTGGTGGCTCTACAAGGGGCAGTTCAGCGAGAACGAAACCAGCGGCAAGACCGACAAGGTTGGCTCGACGGAATATCAGACCCCGACGCTGGAAGCAGTATGCGACCGCCGCATCTATGACAATGCCCTTGGCATGGTGGTGGACAGTGATGATGAAACGATTCCGAAGAGCGTAATCACGGACTGGTTCAAGACCGTCTATGAAGCCGCTTCGGAAAAGGCTGAAATGTAAGGAGGAATCGCGCCCGGTCTGCATTTTGCTTTCCGGGCGCGTACTTGAATCATGGAAAATGTGAAGATGGAAAAGGTGGTGCGCGGTCGTGACTTCGTTGCACCAGCGCAGACAATTACCCTTGACGGACAGACCTATACGCTCAAATGGGGCAATCGGCAGGCGCGTTATACGGAAATGGTGTACGAAGAGCAGTATGGCCGCGACGCGGAATACATGGAGATTCTATCGGAACTCCAGCGCCAGAAACACCGCGCCATCGAGGCGTGTGTCTATGGTGCGCTCCGTGCGGGCGGCTGTTTCATGGACTTTGAAACGTTCGACGACCTGTTCACCTATGACAGCATCGATCAGCTGCGCGATGTTATCCAGAAGTCCGTCATCAGTACACTGCCCGACCCGGAACAGCTGGGAAACTGATGAGCCACGCGAGGAAAGAAGATGCTGCCAAGCACTTTCCTTGGGCGTGGCTGATGTATCATGCGCTTGATTTGGGCATCAGCATAGATGCGTTTTGGGAGACGACACCGCGTGCCATCTGCATCCTGCTGAGCGAAATGATGCGGGCAAACCAGCCGCGCGAAAAGCACACTGCAAGCGGATCCGGCGGGCAGA